ACCGAGAGTAGTGCGGATGCTTTTGACCTGTACATCAAGGCGATGAGGGATGCAAAATCACCAGCTGAACAGGCGGCATTGGCAACGGCTGGATTCGGTCGCTCTGGTTTGGGCATGATAAATATTGCCAAGGCCAGCGCCTCAGAGATTGAAAAACTGCGTGCTCAAATGAGAGAGAATGGCATTGTGACGCAGGAGCAGGCGGCAAAGGCTGAAGAGTACAATGATATGATGAACCGCCTTAAATTGACCATCGGCGGGTTTCTGGTGTCTGTGCTCACTCCTCTCATGCCGGTATTGACAGAGGTTGCTGAGAAAGTTCGCCAGTGGATGGTGGCGAACAGAGAACTCATTGGCTCAAAATTGAGAGAGTACATCCAGTGGATTGTTGACCATGCGGATGAAATTAAAAAGTGGGCGAAGTACATCGGAATGGCCATAGTGGCATTTTACGGACTGACAGCGGCGATGAACGCTGTGAATGCAGTGATGAAGCTATTCAATATCATCGCCAGTATAAACCCGATGACTCTGATTGTTCTGGCGTTCATCGCCGCGATTGTTGCTATCTGGTATTTCAGGGATGAGATTGATGAGCTCATGTTCCACATTTTCGATTGGTGCGCAGAAGTTGGCGCGGCGTTTGAGGGTGTATGGGACGGACTGATTGATTATGTTGAGTTTGTTTGGGGTCCGCTCTTTGCCATATTCGATCAGGGCATTCAGAACTGGATTATGATTCTCGACTTTTTCTCTGACGTCTGGAATGGCCGATGGGACGAAATAGGTGCTCGGTTTGTATCCCTGTGGGACTGGGTCAAAGAGTATTACATGGGACTGTGGAATGGCCTTGTGACATTCATGGTCGGTATATGGGCGGTGCTCAGCGGTATCGTGGCAACTGCCATAGACCTGTGGAATGGAGACTTTGACAGCATCGGCGAACGGTTCGCAGTGGTATGGGACGGGATAAAAAACACAGCCGGTTCCGTGCTAGATTGGATTGGCGGAAAGTTTAAACCTGTTGTTGCGCTGGTGGAGCGCCTTGCCAACTTGGGGGGTGCGGTTGCAGGTCAGACAGATGCAGTAGCAGACGTGGCAGGGCAGAGCAAAGACAGACGACAGGCCACTCTCAAGGGCAGCATTCTGGAAACGAAATCGTCATCTGAGAATTTTGACGAATCGTACAATGTAAATGAAGAGCGCCAGAGCGTGCAGTTGACCATCAAAGACGAGACGAAACGTGCGAGGGTGACAAAGGGCAGACTGCCCAAAGGTATGAAACTGGTCCACAGCGGGGGGATGCGATGAGTTTTGTTGATACCGTTAAAAAAGCGGTCAAAGATTTCTTTGCAGAGCCTGACCCGGGCGGGCCCCCGCCATGGTCGACACGACTCAAAAAAGCGCAGTACAAGAGCCCTTCAGGGCGCGTGATTCCGTTTCAATATATGGACCTTGAAGAGTCTGTGGAGAAAAAAACGGTAGCATTTGAGACGGCTATCGGCGATGGGACGTATGTTCAGGATAACGGGCGCACGGGTGGCAGGTTCCCTTTTCTCTGTATTTTGTCGGGTGGAAATTACGATGAAAGAGCGGAGGCGTTCATGTTTGCACTGCTCGAACGTGGCGAGGGGATACTCACTCATCCGCTGCACGGGAACATCAACGTTGTGCCGTTCGGAGAGATTGTGCGCGGTGACCAATTGTCATCTGCAGCTGGTCAAGCTCTGTTTGGGGTGTCGTTTTTCGAGACCACTGGAATCAAAATAGGCGGGGCAGGTGGACTGAAACAGCTCTTTGACAATTACAATGATTCGGCGTCTGTGGATTTTGGAGACAATCTCAACACATCAGACGCAGCCGACAAGGCCAATTTTATCACCAAGGCGAAGGCAGCGGTCAAGAAGACAAAATCTGTCATGCGCAAAATCAGCGACGGACAGACCAAAACTCAAAAGAGCATAGATTCAATGGGTGACAGCCTTTACAACGGGATTGACCTGATTGTCGGTAGCCCGGTGATGCTCGCCAGACAGACACAGATAATGATTGGCGAACCGGCGCGAATAGCTGGCAACGCGCGGGCTAAATTGAGCGGGTATGGAAACTTGATTGCTGACATTTTCGGGCAGACATTTGGCGGAAATGACCACGAAAAAACAGCAGACAAAAACGACCTGCACCTGTCGAAACTTTACGCTGGTGCAATGATTGCGAGTTCGGCGCTGACGAATGAGAAGCCGGATTATTTCACTCGGAAAGATTACGTCACCGCTGCGTTTGACATGCGCACCCTCATGGATGACTTTCAGGCGTGGCAGGATGCGTCGTACTTGGCCGTTGCTGAGTCTCTTGTGGATGTGTCTGCAACTGATACCGGTGACGGTGCTGACCTGCTGAACGAGCTTGTATCTAATGCGGTTGCTGGACTGCTGCAATTGAGCTTCGACGCAAAAACAGAAATGTACATGGAGACGACAAGCGCGCGAACCCCGCTTGATTTGTGTTACGAGCTGTACGGCACAACTTCGCAGTTGGATTTTTTCTGCTCAACAAACGACCTCTCAGGAGATGAGATTTTTCTGATTGAAAAGGGGCGCTCAATTGTTTGGTATGTATAAATCCACCGGCGGGGAGTCATGGGGAGGCGTTGCGCGCATCACGCGCGGGGATGACTCTCTGGCAGCGGTTATCCGTGATGCAAATCCGGGATTGTCGGAGCCCTTGCCACCGGGTGCAGTGTTACAGATTCCGAAGGCTGACAATGCCCCGGGGTTGCGCGGTGGTGAACTGGAGATTCAGGTTGAAGGAGCAGTGGGTTACGTGTCGCTTGACATAGCCGATGGGTTCTCTCTGACGTATTCAATTGATGGAATTTCGCGGGGCAGATTTGATGTTCCGAATGCCTCATTGATGCGTCGGTTGTTCGTTCCGCTGACGAATCAGAGAATTATAGTTGGTGCATCTGGTTCGCTCGTGGCAACTGGTTTTTGCAGAAGTCCACAGTATTCAGCGGACGCGATGACAATTGAGTTTATGTCTCAGTGCCAGACGGCAGAGGGTTCGATGTGCCCAATCAGCGCCTATCCGCTTGAATTTGAGGGGTACAATATCAAGGAAATCGCTGAATATTTGAGCGCCCCCTTGGGAATTGAGGTGTCTTTTTTATCTGATGCCGGTGCCAGATTTGACCGAGTGAATATCGACGAGGAAACTCCGCTGCTTGCATTTCTGTCTGACTTGGCAGCGCAGAGAAATCTGGTTGTTACATCTGGTGCGGATGGGAAACTCGTTTTTTGGAGTGAGATCTCAACGGGCAAACCGGTGGCGACAATCAGCGCTGATTCTTTTCCGTATGTGGATTCAGGAATTGACATCAACGAGGACGAATATTATTCGAGTGTCACTGGTATTGTAGAGGCCAATCCTCGCAAGCGCAAAAAGGCCCAATCGTTCACGGTCAAAAATCCGTATGCAAAAATCAACAAGCCGTACACGTTCACGAGCCGAGATTCAGACGATGGGGAACTTGAGCTGGCAGTGAGCACCATGTCGGCGCGCATGTTCGGAGGCGTTGTTGCGGTCAGTCTCGACGTATCAACATGGCGCGATGACAGCGGGGAATTGTGGCAGCCGAATACCACGATACTTTTCAGCAATCCGCAACTCGGGATAGAAGAACCATTTGAATTTACGATTTCCGATGTGACACTGACAAAGAACGCCACCGAAAAGGGCGCAAATTTAACCCTCACCTTGCCGGGTAGTTTCGGCGGAAAAATACCGGAGTCACTGCCATGGACATGACAGGCACGATAAAGGAAATCAAAAAAGAGGATGGTCTGATTGTTGCCAAGGTAATTAGCGGAACCGGCGCGGAAATAACCGCCGTCGTTTCTTCACCTTCTGGCGTCGAGTCATTTCCCATCGTGGGCGACGAGGTAGCATATATCAAGGCCGGGAAAACGTATCTGATAATTGGGTCCGTCCGGTATGATGCAGAGGGTGAGACGGGCGCTCAATCTCTCACAGCGCGAAATTCAACTGGTGCGATTATCGCAAGGGTTCGACTTTTTCCAGATGGCTCAATCAAGGCATGGAATGACAACGGTTTTTTTGAGCTGAAAACGAGCGGGCAGGTGAACATCAATGGCAATTTTACAGTTGACCCGACGGCGACACCATGAGTCTGATTTTATCAGCGGTTGAGGGGATGAATGTTGTTACCAATCCATCTACCGTAACAGCCGTGATGGCCGTTGCAGCCCCCACGGGAACGAAGTGCAAGGCAACAGCCACGATGCACAGAGATGGGGACACGGTGACAGTCACGGCGATTACAGTTCCCAGCGCATCGGCAACAATACCAGACCCCGGGCC